TTCTAGCATCTCACCGTTGAAGAATGCTCGGAGAAGATCTTCTCTTGTCTTAAATCCCAATCCTTGAATGAAGTTCCGAATACGACTCAGCACTTGCAGGAAATAGTCCAGGAGCGACTTTGCTTCCCCTGTTGCAACTCCCGTATTAGCATAATCTCCAATATAGTACGCTACTATCTCTTCCTTCAACCACTCTTCGTAAACTCGATCTCTCGTCGCCTTATCTTGCGGCATATTCTGCGCCGCTACGAACTTCTCTACTTCCTCACGCAAATCTGTCTTCGCTATCGTCCCGAGATCAACTCCATCCTTCTTCGCAAACCTATAAAGTTGCTCAAACGCTACGTCGGTTAAGAGCCCTATCCGTCGATAAGCATGCACGAGTTCATGTGCAACCCGCACTCGAGTCTCGCCATAAGCCTCCTCACTTTTTAGTGCTCCAACAGCTAATTCCATGAAATTAAGGTTCTGATTCTCAAAATACATATACCTTGCAACAGCTCCCCTTGCTACAGGAGCAATCGTTGCATCCAACTTCGGATTGACTTTAATCAATGTGTCCTTCGGTACAATCCCTGCCATAGATTGAAGCGCATGTTGAATTGCCTGTGTGACTGACAACATTACCGGGGAGTCTAGAAGATCTTGATTCAACGAATAAATAGTCTGTTGCTTCATCTTCTGTGTAGCTTCAGCTCTCTCCTTCGAGAACTGGCGCAGATATTCCATCACTAGTGAGAAGAAGTAATCTGGCTGCGTGATATCTAGAGCATACTTACCTCCAAGCTCTTCCCACTGAACGTAAAACTTATTCATCGCTTGAGCAATCTTGTAATACTCATTATCTAAGAAGGTCTTCGACTCAGGCGTAGCTATACTCCACCTACGAAACTGCTCCGCAATCCACTCCACGTAAGAGGTGAAATAATTTATATTTCCACTATACTCCCCTGGACTATCCATTGGTCCAATTCGTGCTTCTGTCGTTCTCTGCGTCATCGTTCTACTTACCAACAACGCCTTCTGATACGCGTAGTACATTTGCTGCTGCACTATTGCGGGCAACCTAGCATAGTGATAGTATGCAATAAAATGACCAACTTCATGCATTATAGTCTGGAAGATTCTATTTGCACCTCCTTCTACATTCGAGTGTGTAACGTAGATTGTAAGCTCCCCCTTATTAATATTCGCTGATCCCAACACATGCGCCTGCCCTACCGGCGGGAACTTGACTTGAATATTAAGCCCGCCATCCATTCCTGCTGCTTTCAAAAGCTGATCCACTAAAGGAACTACATTCTCCACATGATTAGAGACAAACGCTGCTTGCAGAGCCTCAGTCGGAAAAGCACTCTTCTCTGTCGTCACTGTTGTAGTGGGTAGTGGTAGGCGCTCCTGCGTATGGCGAGATTGCGAACGCTCAAATAGACTATACGCAGTCTGCTCTAGACGAATCGGCGAAATACCATACGTAAGCTGATTGTGAGTGATTGGTTCAGCAGTAACAATCTGACCACTAAATGGATAGACTTGTAGCCAAATTCCTTCTTTCATCAAAGCACGAAACTTAGCGATATCCCCTTCTGTCCATTCATTCTTCATAGGAATGGTTTCAAGTGCTTTAGCTATCAGCCGTGCTTTCTCTTCCGCAGTCGTTCCTGGCTTAAATCTCCAGTTGAAGCTCGAGGCACCCCCACCTCCTGAATAAGGAAGAGCACTAACTTCTCCAGGCTTAAACTTATTCAAATCTAACGCAACAGGCAAATACTGTGTTCCAGGATCACTAAGGCTAGACGAGTCTAAATATGTACTATTCGTCAACACACCAGTCTTAACATCCATGAATGTAATCGCAGCAGTCCTTCCACTATCTGCCACTTCCTTCTTCGTCAGTGTTCTTCCATCCAACACTGTGTTATAGTAGAAACTTGCGCCGCGACTCGGAACAACGCGCAACCCCCTCGTCAAGAGCACATTATACCAAGTTTCAAGTTGCTTCTTCTCCTGCAAATAATCTGCAACAGACTTCAATCTGGTACGCTGCCCCAACTCTGCCTGCTTCTGAAGATCCTTATACTCCATTCCAAGCAGTGCCTGCTCTTCCGCTGACACCTGCGGCAGGAACCAAACCCTACTATTTCCAGGTGTAGGAAGATCAAATACATCTGCTGAGATTCCTAGCGGTTGCAATCCACCCTGTGAAATCTGCACCACCTCCGGCTTCACTGACTGCGCCATTCCAGTCGCCAGCACAAGCTGAAGATCCGTGTTATTCATCAACTTATCGCCATAGACACCATCTGGACTCAACTTCACTGCATACCGTGGCGTCTGCGCTTCCAACATGTCTAACATATCTTGAGTAGTCACTTGAGGCATACCACTTCTCAACAATGGACCAATTCCCATCAAGTCTTGCTCCGGCCCATTAGTCGCTGCCTGCTTCAAATCAAAGTCCTGCTCCGGTACTGGCATAACCATATTTCGAAGCGTAGTGACCGGCCCGACTCCCCGCGACACCTCCCGTGAATACTCTTGCGCTGCAAACGCTTTCCTCACCCGTGCCATTCTTGGCGTATCTGGCGCTCCCGGATACCACTCCCGTTTTCCCATCGGAGCGTAGTAAGATTCTCCATCTCTCATTGCAGTGTAGCCTGCCACTGCCTCCGGATCAATCTGCTTCCAACGAGCATACGCTTCCTTCGACAACGTCTGATCTGGAACCATCGGCAGCCCATACTTCTGCTCTAACTCCTCCTGCAGTGCAGTCCCAATTCCCTTCCTCTGCCAAGCCTCATCGATAGCAATATTCCCTACCTGCAGTGCCACCGGCGCTCCATCCGGAGGCCCTCTCAACTTCCGAACATAAGCTTCTCCGATCTCACTTCCATCCGGACCTTTGATCTTAACCGTAGTCTGCGTCGGCCCGTCAGACTCCGTGTCGAAGGTCACTCCCTCTGGCTTACTCGGAGCAATCATCTCAGGCGCCGGAACTTCTTCCGTAGGCGCAACTGGAGCTATAGGTGCAGCTGGAGGTGCAGGAGGTGCAGGAGGCGTCCCAGGGGGAATAGTTGGAGTCTCAATCGGCGCAGCTTCCGATGCAGCTTGAGGCGTAACATCCTGCACTGTTCCCTGGACTCTTACCCTTGCTTCCTGAACTGGAGCTGGAGCCGTAGGTGCCACAAACCTCCGTTCTCCTGGAACCATTCCACTCTCATCAGGCACCTTAGCTTTCGCCTTAGCATTCTCCTGCCTCGCCTCTATTACCGCACTCGGACCTCCCATTGCTAATCCGACGAAGAGTCCTGCTGTACCAGATTCCGCTCTTCTCCAGAGCGCAGGCCCACCGAAATACTCATAACTCGGATCCGTATACTTCCGGGCAACAATATCAACCTCTTCCTGAGCAAGCTCAGTAGCTGCTTCTTCCCCTCCAACTTTCGCAATCGCTCCAGGAATAGTCTTCCCCAACTGCTTTCCAGGAGTCGACAACGCATAGCCAATATGCATCGGCACTATTAGTTCAAGAGCACCCTTAATTGTACCTGCAGTTAAGCTCACTGCCGCTTGCGGACTACCTGTCGCTTCAAACTGCTCTCCCACTGTACTCGAAGTTTCAATCGGCATAGTAGAGGCGAAAACTCCACCAGCTCCCAGTCCCTTCATCAAAGAGGCACGGGCCACTTTGCTAAGACCCAAGCCACGAGCAGCCAGGGAGCCTGTGATAGCGCCAACGCCGCCAGTAGCAGCGGCAGCCAAGATGTTAACTGCATTCTCACCTAACCTTTCCGTTAGCCAAGAACCAAAATCCATCGGATTCCGGATATCGCTCAAGCTCCAAAGACTCTCCGGAGCTATATCTTCAATCGCTTTTGCACTCTTCGCATACTCAGCCGCAGCAACTTGATCTCCACTCAGATCTGCCCCGATCGCTCTAAACGAATCCGGAATTGCAGCATAACTCTGCAACCCTCTATGCACAGAGCCAATGGCCAAATCTGCAAACCCAGTCTCTTCTCGCTTCTTCTGCCTCTCTACTTCCTGTGGAGGTACTTGATCCTCTGTTCCACGAAGGGAGAAGAGATCTGGAGCCGGAGGTGCAGGAGCCGGCAACTCCAACTGCGGCTTCGCTTGCTCTTCAGTCGTACGGAGATTGTAAAGATCCGACGTCGTATCCGCCGCCGGAGTCACCAAGCTATCAGTAGCATCCCGGAGGTCGTAGAGCCCCGGATTCATTCCAGCCATTAGGGAGTTCCCCCACCCGGAGCTCCAAATAGACTCTTAAAGTATTCCATAGACTTATTTGCTCTAATCTGTCTATCTGAAGCCTGACTCGCAGTATCAATCTGACTCTTGAATTCTGGATACGTTTCCTTCAACTTCGCCCTTCCTTCTGGTGTAGCGATTGCAGCTGCATAGTCTGGATTATTTTGAATCTTCAACCAGAGAGCATCAGATTGCTTCTTAGTTGCAGCTGCACTAGTTGGCTTCGCCGCCGGCGCCGGTGCTACCGCTCCCACCGCTCCAGTATCCGGCGCCTTCCCTCCTCCCTGCGCTGCTCGATGTATAGCCAAGGCTTTAGTCGAGTCTGCCTCTGCTGTTGCTTCAATCTCCTCATCCGTCTTGCCAGAAATAATCTGGGCAGCCCGAAGCGTTGCAAGAGACTTCTGATACGCATCCGACGCTACCTTGGCTTCCTGTGGAGTCTTTGCTCCCTGCGTGAGTCGAGACCTCTCCAACATAGCCTGCGAACGAATCGAGGCCACCTCTTGTCTACTCTGCGCTCCGATTGAAGCCACATCGCGCTTATTCTGCCTCTCCGCTTCCTGCTGTGCATTCTTCTCCTGCGTGTCGAATTGTGCTTGCTGCGTCCCGCTCGCCGCACTCGCTCCTGCTCCTAGACTCGCCGCAGCTTGCTGCCCGAAATTTCCCCACCCTCCAGTGGCCATCTGCAGTCCCGCAGAGACCATAAACGCTCTATTCACTGGATCAGAGAGATAGTCTCCCCAACCTCCCTTCGCCGCTGCTGCAGGCGCTGCTTGCGCCGGAGCCTGCTCAGGTTGCCCAGGCTGCTGTTGCTGCTCCTGATTCGCACCAGGCAGTAGGGACATCAAATCAAATCCGCCAGCCATCAACCCCTCCCTCTCAACATCGCGCCCAGGTTCGGAACTCTAAGCGGATTCTGCTGCCCTCCACTAATCAGTGCCTGCATTAAAGCCATCGCAGGCGTCACTCCAGTAAAGGAAGCATTCACCTTCGGAGGTGGCGTACCTCCAGTCACTCCACCATGCATAATTGGCGTAATAGGCGCAGGAGCCTTGAAAATCGGTGGCTGTGCAACCTTCCCCGCTCCTGCTGCAGTCGCTGGCTCGGCCGACGCCGCTGCCGGCACCGCAGCTGTAGCTGGAGCCGAAGCTGCTTCTGCTTGCGGAGTCCCTGGTGAACCACGCAAGATCGCGCCTAGACCTCCTTCATCAAGCGTAGTTCCAGCAACATTAGTCGGAACCCCAGCCGCACCCGCTTGCGGGCTAGTCGGAGGCGGAATCCCACTTTTATCGAGCAAAGCTGCCATCTGTTCGGGATTCTGCCCCGCTTGCATCATTAACAGCGCCATCTGAAACGGATCCATTACTTTGCTCCTCCAATTGCTCCAGCTGCACCCTTACCTATCGCCCCGCCAATCGGTCCACCCATTCCATATCCAAGTGCAGTCGCGCCAAGCCCCAATGCTTGCATCATTGGACTCGACTGCGGTACTGCTCCAGTCGCTGTTCCCATCGTCGTAGCTCCTGGCATTCCCTGAATCAACTGAAGCAGCGTCTGACCTTGAATCAGCGGCAACTCTTGTCCTGTGTAGAATTTCTTCACCTGTTCATCAAGCTGTGCCTGCTGCATCGATCTCTGCTGTGCTCCAACTGACGCCTTAATATCTTCTGGCATTAGGAGCTGCTGCTGTACACTCGGATTACGATTCAAAGCTTCACCTAGTCCCGAAAGTCCAGTCGTATAATTCTTGAAGTACATATCCGCTAAGGAGTTCGAAATATCTCTACCCGTATCGCCAATAGCTTTCCCTGTCGCAACACCCTCTCTCGTCGAACCTCCAGAATAAGGCCCCCCTGCCATCGTCGCCCCAGATTTCACTCCCGGAAGTATATTCTCCATCAGATTCTTCGTCGTAGTGTCGGCCACTGCTTGCCCTGCAGCCCCAACATACTGATTCGGATTGAGCATAAAGTTCGGATCAAGCAACTGACTCTGCGTCGCTGCCCCTTGATTACCTAAGGCAGCAACTGCCGGCGCTGCTTGATTAACATACTCCCCCTGAGCTTGCGTCTCAAGTGGATTGAAAGGTGCAATTCCACTCCCAGCAAACTGCTGGATCGGTTGGCTCGCGTACTGATTAATATACGGGAGAGCCATCTTGAAGACTTGCTCTTGCTCCGGACCTAACTTCGTTGTCGAAGTCTGCGTCGTAGTCGGAGCCGATTGACCGCCCATCTTAACTCCTCCAGAGCACGGAAACTGGCTTCCGTAGCTTCACCGTAGTCTGGGAATAGCCATGCTTCTTCAAGCGCCTGCCCCACCCCAAGCGTCCTTCAAGCAGCACTTCAGCTCCCCCTGACATACACACATACTGTTCGATCTTCTCCAACCCATCGAAATACTTCTCAAGCCCTCTACCTCCACAGAAGAGAATATGATAGAACTTCTTATGTGCATGACACTCCCACGCACAGAGTGTCACTCCCTCCGCAACACCATCTTCTCCTGCAATCCAAACATCCATATATCCTGTAGTTAAGCTCTGGCAAACCTCCTCTAACGAATAGGTCTCAAGCCACTTCTTCCCAAACTCCATCAAGATTGGCTGAATCTGATGCCAGAGCGCAGCCACGTAGATAGTTGGAACTAAACTAAAGTCCGGCTCCGAAAGATCAACCACTTCACCTGGCAAGAGCTCTTCCATTCATCACCTATAGTTTGTTCCACACCGTTGCGAAGAACGCATAAATTCCCTCGCCCGCACCTGGATTCCAATTCGTCCCATCAGCGTAGACCACTAACCCATCCCTTGGCTTCTCTGGCGGCGCATTAATCTGCTTCAACTGTACAAAGTCCTGAAGATTAAAAGCACGCTCAATCGCTTCCAATTCACGCTGCGTAGACTCAACAGTACTATCTGAAGCAAACCCACCCGCACTCCCACTCGGAGTATTACCTACAACTAATCTTCCGGCCTGATATGCCATCAGTTCTCTCCTACCACAGTGATATCGATATCGTACCCCTCACAAGTCCAAGCCGAGTTCGCACTCGAACTAAATTTCACTGCCATCAGCCTTCCCACGACTTCAAAGTCCAAGAATCTTTGCTGCGGAGAGAACGTCTGCGGAATCGTGTAACTAATCGGATCCTCTAACGTCTCCTGGAACCCAATCTGCACTTGAACTTGATTCGCTCCCAACCCTTGGAACTTTGGCCAAATCCTCGTAATTATCTTCCTCACTCCATAATCAACTTTCGGCTCACCTTGACGATCCTTGCCTATAATCGCTAACTGTGCATGCTCAAGGAACGCAGTGACAGCCAGAGTGCCAAAAGTATCTCCTGACTCGAACTGCCAGAATACATTCGCAGCCGGATCTCCAATAACTATTCCCTTACCGCCTGCTGTCTGCCACGGGCCAGTCTCATCTGCCCAAGTCCCCTCCGGGGTCGACCAAAGATTGACCGTAGCATCAGTAATATTGCCTTCATCCACCGATTCTCCTTCCCAATCGCGAAAACCAATCGTATTTCGCCTATAATTCCACACCAGCGCCCTATTCGGACTATCAACTCCCAAAGTGGGATAAACGAAGAGGCACTCATTCTCTCTAGCGTTCTCGAAAGCGAAACATCCATCCTTCGCACTCACATTTAATTCACCAAATAGCCTATCCCTTGCCTTTTCATCCAATATACTATCCGCGGCCTTCGTTCCCGCATGAGTTATGATGTCATTTTCACTCACAACGAAGTGTTTCCTGCCTTTATCGAACAAGCATACACACTTTGCAGCCAAAAGACCTGAATTCAGCAAGAATTCGAGTCGCATAATCTCCTGTCCACCAATTTGCGAGATCAAATGTGTCGCAGTTTCTTTGTAAACGACGAAATAGTTCCCCAACATTAATCCATCTACAATCTGCCCCGCGTCCGCATCGGTGAAGTCTCGCTGTCCTGCATCCTGTGTTGCATCATTCACATTCCAAGTCGCAGGAAGGCTCCCCGGATCAGCCCTCGAAGACCAAAGTATCCTATGCGGCAACCTAGTCCCCGCCACAGTCAAATTCAAAGCCATCAAATAAGAGCCAAAAGGCTTCACAATCTTCGCTCTAGTCGTAGGAATATCCGCAACCCACGCAGCGATATCACTCAAATCCACCGCAGAGGACAAGGTCAACCACGCTTGCGGTACATCACTCCCATTATTGAGTACAGGAATACCTCCAAGCAATCCCGCCTGCCACATTCTCGCCGAAGTAGCAGTATATGGCGTCCCTCCAGCATTGCGCGTGATCTGCGTGTGTACTCCTGCATCATTCACATACACATCTGTAGTGTTTGCATAGAGCCAGAAAGAGCTCGTATCCGTCGCAGTGTTGAAGATAAACCCTGGAGGCACAGTAGGCGTTCCAAGAACTACCGCATGCCCCTTCGCACGGTAAGCTTGCTTATTCTTAAACCGCATATTTCTGCTATCAGTCCACGCCTCCGGCGGAAGTGTATGCGCAGGGGAATCTGCCATCACTCCAAGAGTACCAACGTTATGAATCGGTATTCGAGTCACTCAACCTCTCCACTCAGCAAAGAGACCCATGTGATCTTCGGTTCCGAAGAATGTAGAGGCAGTTCCTGCGGTTGCTCTCTCCAACGCATTGATTGTATTTATCCCCAACGAAGGAACTAAAGTAAATCTTGCGGTCATCTGTGCTCCAAGGCTCGTCGATGTTCCAGAACCCGTCCCTTGAAGATCGGATCTTCCAACCATTCCAGATTTCACCGTAGTAGAATTTAAGCCTATAGCAATATTCGAATCCTCGTTGTATACTGCGCCGCCACCATGCGTTACGTACTGATTGAATGCTGCTAGTGCAGACTCCTCCGGCAAGCCACAGAAGGTAGTTAAACTATTAGCTGCTGCTGCATTCGAAGCTCTATAGCTTGCTCCAGGATTACTCCAACTCGCTGTTCCATCTCCAGCCTTCAACGCAATAGTCTGCCGATTATATGCATTCCAAATCCCCCACTTCCTCGACTGGCCAAAACTCCTATGACAGGTCAACTGCCCCGATACTGCATCGAGGAAGATAGTTCCCACATATACACCCTGTTTATCTGGCGTCGTGAACGTCGAGCCTCCATTCCTCGTTCCCATCGCACCCGAATTCACCCACACTCCATTCAATCTTACAAGCGCAGTCGATCTCGCACCCGTCCCCGCACCCGAGTTCGCCCACGCTGGACCTGTTACTACTCTTAGAGTTCCAGTATCTAACCACACAAACACATCATAAAGCACATTCGGTGCATGTCCAGGATTATTCAACGTTAATGTCTGCACCGCCACATACGGAAACGGCTTAATACTAACTCCATCAGAGTATATCCCCACCCCACTCATGAAGGGATGCAAACTCACAGTCCCCGACGCTAAGGCATCAGCTGCAATCACTGGATCCGTCGCACTCGCACTCAAATACCATCCCGGTGGCGGTGCCAACTCCCGAACCTGCTGCCACCTCGAGCCATCGAAATACTCCAATAGCACATCACTTGAATTGATTCTCGTATCACCCGCAACCGGTGCCACAGGTCTCTGTGCAGTCGTCCCGACAGGGAGTTTAACCTTCTCAGTCGCACTCAAAGTCAAAATTCCCGCATAGGTAGTGGCAGCAGAGTCCAGATCGAAGGGATTCCCTGCGATCCCTCTAAGCCCAAGCCACGCTCCAAACGTATTCAACCACCTACAAGTAATCGACTCAAACGGAGAGTCAAGTGTTAACGTCCCCTGTCCATTAATCAACGTAGCTCCAGCAGGATCAATAGTCACTGCATTGACACTCGAATCGGACTTGAACAACGTGACTTGGAATCCGTCATTCACTCCACCAGGTAGATTTACTGTCCTCACTCCTCCCGTTGCATCTACCGGAATTGTCGTATTCTCATCCGCCGCAACTACATTAACAGTCCCCGCCACCGCAGCGCTCGAATCGGGAAAGTAAAATGCCTTCGATCCATTGGGGAAAGTATTCTGCAGGGACTGCTTAATCAATCGAAGGTGATCATCACCCTCTGTCTTCGAATCCCCTGGAGGTGGATTGGCAGGAACTAACTGCGAAAGGAATGTCGCTACCTCAATGCCCATTCTCTCCTCCCGCTACTGATGCGGGCCCCCCATCTGATACGTCCGATTACTGGCCATCCGCGCTTCGGTTAAGTTGTTGAGCAACGCTGTGCCAGTCGCCACCCACTCGGTGAACACTCCATCCGCAACTTGATCCCGAACTGGACCTTTCGCTATAAGCTTCCCTGCCGCTCCAAGCAGCAAGAATGGCACATGCTTCAACCATCCATTCTCTACATTCGTCGAGAGACTCGTATCCCTTTTGTAGTACGGCATCTTGATCGGATACACTGCATCAGGAGTCGGAAAGATTCTAAAGTACGGCCCCAGAATTGCATATGCCTCTGGTGAACCTGTAAGCAAGGTCCCAGTCTGCGGATCGAAGAAATTCTTCCTCAACACATCAAAATCATCCTTGATCAAATCCTTCTCTGGATTCGTCTCCGTAGGCACCAAGGGCACATACCGCAAAACCGCCTCATCTATCTCCTGAAGGAAGTCCGCCGGAAGCGGTATCCTCTGCTCCGTAGGTGTAGTGTTGATCACACTATCTTCCGAAGTTAGAAAGAATGGCTTAGTCGGCATTGCTTCTAGATTCGTCTGTGCAAGTTGCATCATGCTCACGATTGTCGAGTCTAGAGTCGTCCTGAATGCCATCTGCAACTTAATATGTGCTACTCCCTCATCCCGTGTCATACTTGATTGCCCTCCGTGCAATAGTTCGACTCCGAGTCCCACTCAATTCCCATCGCCGGGTCCGCAACCCAACTCCCTACAAGCGGCACATCGGGCACGAAGACTCCCACTGGAGGAGCCTCCGGCTGATACTCGCAAGAGACTCCAAAGCTCATCGTGAACGGGAAGAAATTGAAATGAATCTGCGCACCCGGATCGATGAAGAAGTTCTTCGCTAGCGGATACGCCTGCTCCCAGAACGTTGGGAAGAGGTAATTCTTCCTCCAAGGCTTCGGAAGTGGCTTCTCTCTCGAACCTTGAATTCCTGCCCAAGTATTATTCCGCTCAAACTCCGTACTCGGAGTGTAAAACACACTCGGCTTCTGATAATTAGCCCAAGTCTTCGACCTACGATACTGCTTCGGAACTTCAAACGAGCCCATATATGCACAGGGAAGCACATCCGGCGGTACAATAACTATCGGGAAGTTCCCATCAAAGTGACTCTGATAGAGAGAGGCTCTCGCACGCACGAACGGCCGCGCTCGAACAGTCATATCGAAGAGAAGCACCGAAATTAGTTCCGGTGCGTCTTCCGTGATTGCAGTTTCACACTCAGAGACTACACCGAGCACTCTAGTACCCTATGTTAACTATCTTACCATTCGGAGCACTCGCAACTATCTCATGCGGTTGCTCCGGTTCGAAAATCAAGATCTCCCCCGGTGAAACGATCTTCTCCCACTCCCCACCTCGAACTATAAACTGCCCCTTACTTACTACCATGATATGACTCGTTCCTTCACGATGCTGATGTAGCGGAATTAAATCTCCAACTTCAGGAAACTCAAAGATTGCCATCACTAAACTTCCAAGCTTCTTAACTTGCGGTTGAACTTCAGACACTCTTCGGCTCCGTTAAGATTGGCACTGGAGAAGCCTCTGGCTCCGGAACAATCCATTTCTCCCCACTCCAAGTCGCCCCAATCGGAGCCTCTTCACTCAAGATTGCTTGATGTCTCTCTGGTGGAACCCAAGGCGTTTCACCATCCCACTCACATGCATTCACCGCTAACCCCGCTTCATCTACAATCACATATCGCATCTTAAGCTCCGTCGAATACTATCACAACACACTGTCCCGCAGCGCCTGCACCCGCCGCTGCATTGACATTCCCTCCACCACCCCCACCTGGCGCAGTCCCTGCCGAGCCTGAGGCTCCCCCAGCACCACCATTGATAGAAGTACCAGCCGCAAGCGTGGTCGCATTACTCTTGCCGCCGCCACCTCCACCTCCATTCACTGCAGGAGCCGCGGTAAAGGTTGTCGTAACGCAACTCACGACGTCGATCCAAGCTCCAGATCCACCGTGATCTGCAGCACTTGGAAATTGCGAACCCACTATATGAGGCCAAAGCGGACTAGTAGTAAATGCACTAGTTAGTGGACCACCTGGTGAAGTTGCCGTAGGCCCTACCTTAGTTGGATATCCTCCATGTCCTGGAAAAGCTTGTACACCAGAGGAGCCCTGTTGTCCTCCACCACCTCCAAAGCCTGTTATAACCGCTCCGAAAGTTGTATTCCCTCCAGCTGATCCGTTATTACCATTCGAAGCCGCCGCCGCTCCTGCCGCGCCGATAGTGACAGTCTCCGTTGCCCCCAATGAAGACAAAAGGATAAAGCGTCGATTAAATCCGCCTCCGCCTCCACCAGCACCGTTACCGCTAGCAGCTGCTCTTCCACCGCCTCCACCACCACCCCAAACCTCAACTAGAGCATACGCTTTAGCTCCAAATCCTTGCGGCTTAGTCCAAGTCCCACTTCCAGTGAACGATTGCTGATTTACCTTCAGCGCAACATCTTCCGCCGCCGCTACATCACGAACAACCGCAGCTCCGGAGAGAGTGAGCTTACTCGTACCCGCAGTTCCCGCAATCTTCGACGCAAGAACTGTATCGCGAGAGAGTGTAGTCCCCGCAGCAGTATACGTCCCACGTCCAATCTCGAAATCCAATCCATCTTCAATCACATAAGTAAAGACGTCCTGATCCACTGCTCCAGCTTCAGCAAATGTGAAGAAGAAATTGGAGAATGCTGCTCCCAAAGTCATTGTCCCTGTTCCAGCAGTAGCCGTCCGGACCTTTACCCTGTTGATCAACTTCGAGGCATTAGCCATCTAAACCCCATACGAACGACGAGCTTCAACCTTATCGAGCCACTTCTCAAAAGGAGTACAACTCCCCTTCGCATGACACTGCGGGCACACAGGCTTTGAACACATCGTGCAAAAGCCACCAAGATCTTCCGGCCGCACTTTCACTGGCACCCGTACAATCCTATTACAGTGACAACAGGTGAACGTATCACATTCCCGAGTCTTTCCCGGGCCAGACACAACAAACGCTCCACCTGCTCGATACATCACTGCTCCTGAACAAGCACTTTAGGCGCAGTAAATCCAGTATACGCCGGCGACTTCGCTCTCAGCACCAGTCCATTATTCGTCGTCGCCGGTGACACCAGCTCCGACCCCGGCGCGGCCATCCATCGCACCGTTGCCCTCTGATTCATCGAAAAATATTCCAAGAAGGAACTCGCCGTCACTGTCGGCTCGGCACTATATCCAATCTTAGAAGTCATCAGCGCTGCAGCATCCGCAGGATCAAGCGCTATTGGAGTAAACGCCGTTCCCGTTCCATCTGCTGTCATCCGAGCAATATCAATCTCGATCTCATTATCCGCTGGCGGACTCCCCGGCAAACCCACAATATACTCATAGAGCTTGATTCTCCGAGCCGTAGCCCCAGCAAAGGTAGAAATCTGCGTCTTATACGCTGCCGCAGTTGCCTGCTGATTGCTCTCCTGCGCTACCGAGTAGTTCGCCATCTCCCTTACTCCTCCAAGTCAAATGGCCTGATAGAGGCCGTTGATCTGATCAAAGACGAAGTTTACTAACTCCGCCGCATGAAGTGTCCAAACTACTCCCTCATCTCCCCACCCTAAGAGCGATCCTGTCTGCGTATCGTAGATCACTGCGTAGCGCCACGGCGTTACATTCCCCGTCGCAATGAACTGAAAGTTCTGCAACACATACTTGAACAGTCCACCCACCTGCGCACTTGACACCACGGTAAGTAACGAGCCTCCAGCCACATACCCAGCTCCAGGCGCAATCTCAGTAATCTGACTAAAGTTCGTCATACCCACATCCGGAATCACATTAGTAAACGCAAGCTTCATCGGATGGAGCCCTGGAGCATTGAGTCCATTCTGCGTGTCTGACACGAAGGAGTTAAAGTGGACAAACGTCCCCACTAGTTCCCCTCTCCATCCATCATCCCATCGAACTCCCCATCCCTCATCACCTTCATCTCACTCACTTCAAGTTCGATCGATCCAGGAATCTTTCTCACCACCTCCTTCGGCTTAGCCTTACTTCCAATTTCAGCCGGATAATCCTGCGACTTATATTGCTCTCCACCACGAAGGCTCTTCACCTTCCCCTTTACCACGATCGTCACCTCGTCATCGAGCCCAACTTCGTCCACCTGACTCGCTTTCGAGATATCAATCCTTGCACAGAGCTTCCCATCTCCATACGCCATCAGTTAAACTCCGGAAGAACTGGCACTGCAAGAGGCTCTGACTTCTCCTCTGCCTTTGGAGCACTGAAGCGTTCCTCAAACCCCACCTTCACCTCCGCTCCAATATCAAAGCTCGGAGCCGGAGCCCCTTCCAACACTGCAAATGAAACTCTAATCGCAGGCGTCTGCGCCACTCCCTCCACCGCACTCTCAAATATCACCGTCCAACGCTGGCGATGTTTATTCTCACCAGCTTCGTCGACCACATCGACGAAATCCATCACCTGTCCTTTACAGATAAGATTATACTCCATCACCTATTCTCCTCTCGCACGTTGAAAGTGGAAGGGGCAATGTGCGCCGAAACACATCGCCCCCTCTTCCCCTCCCCTTACGGACTCGTCTGCGTACCCGCCGCGACGAACGCCCGCCACCCCGTCAACGCCGCCAAACCCGTACACATGAAGAGACCTGCTTGGTTCGCCGCTAGCGCTAGTGGTACCGTGAACGCATTACCTGCTGAATTCACGAGCGTAATCGCATTTGCTGAGAGATTGAACAACAGGAATCCCAACCCCTGATTGCCAGTCTCCAGCGGCAGCTGGACGTTCACTGCGCCCGCTGGGTTCAGGAACATAGTCGATGGATGGTCGACTAGGATCTGATAGCCCGTCACTGGAACGATAATAGGCGCATTGAATTTCCACTTCTTCTGCTGCAACATCCCAGCGAGGTTGCCATCTGACAAATTTTCGTGCGAAGTCATCTCACTACTCCTCTCACTCAGCGCTTATGTGATCGCCGAGTTGTTCAAGCCACCTAGATACGCGCAGGTCAGCCCGCCCTTATCCACTTGGATCGAGCAGTCTGTCTGCAAGAACCCTCTCCGCAAATCCTCATCCTTGTCCTGCACATCATCCTTCGACTTCGTATCGCGGCCCGGCAGGGTCACGTACTCGATCGCAGAGAAGTCCAGAATCCAAGCACTCGCCGCGTAGGGGCCAGCGGTATACACACCAGCCGCAATAGACGAATGCCGATTGAGAAGCGGATGAGTCCGAACTAGGAGCCTACCTTGTGGGAACACCAACTCCCGAAGGTTCATCCCATAAACTTTCACCGGGCCGCCCCACTCAATCGTCGCAGCAGTGTCCTGCTGCACCATCTTATTGATGGTATTGAGCGCCACATTACCCATGAAAGCGATCCGGGTATCTCCAGCGCCCGACGAATAATCGAACACTCGATACACCGCATCCAGGAACGCATTGATGCCCTTGCCCGGAGTCGCAGCATTCAATGAGCTCGCAGCGAAGACTGTAGTCCTCGTCTGCGGAATCTGACTCCTAATCCCACCCATTGTCCGCAATGGCTTACCATTACTTCCAATGGTCTCACTCTGCCGGCCAAACATCATCGACCACTCAATACCTCTTGCATGGTCGAACATCTTCCTCTTCTTATCATTACTCCACGGATTACCAGTCCTAGTCTTAGTCACTTCCACCGTGCCAGTAATCTCATACGAATCCTTGAAGATCTGAACGAGATTACTATACTTCACCGGATTCCTACTCACTGAGTCCGGCGCTGCCGTACCTTCGGCATAGACCGAGCCCATCAACAGCAGGAAACTATTATCTGCAATGCTCGCTGCAGTCGTCCCTGCTGCACCTCTCTGAACAGAAATCTGCGTCGAACCGATCACACCCGTCACGAGAAGGATCTCGTTATCGTAAGCGACCTGATCCGCTTTCTCTACCAAGAGTAGGTCTCCCGGCTTCAAGTGGTTCGGGAGTCCCCAATTTGAATCCAACACTGCTGCCGTCGGGTCAACCGAATCAACAGCAATCACCGGATCGGAAGAGCTGAACGCCCCATTGACCTGAATCCGGACCAAGTCAATCGGCTCATCCCACCACGCATACTCCGGATCATTAACCGTCCTCTTCTTCGCCTTACTCGTCAAGGCGAAGATCGGTGCATCACCATTCGGCTCCAACCACAGAATCATCTCTCTGAAGTTCTTGGGCCGTTCGTCAGTCGAAAAGTCGCCGGTTCCCCGGAGACCTGCCACAGCTGCCATTTTCTCTACTCCAACTCAAGCTCGCTCTATCGCGAGTCAAACGCTCCACGTTCCTCAGCTTGAATGATCTGAGACGCTAAGTCCCACTCACTCGCAAACTGAGGCGCTGCTCTTCCATTCACCCCACTCGGGGCCGCCGGGACAAACCCCGGCTGAGTCTGCTTCACCACTGGTCCAGGCGTTCTCACCTGCGGAGTCGCTGGCCCTCTCGGGGCAAACGTCGCCGCTGGATCCACTCCTACTGCAGCTGCAGCCATCAGACCAACCATCTTATTAGTCATAGACTCATCTGCATTCGGATTCGCCTGCCTAAACGCTTTCCCAGCCATCACGGTTGCATCCCTATGCGCTTTGTCTTTCCTATTAAGGAACTTATTCGTGTCCCAATAGGAATTCTCCGCCTCAGTATTCAACCGATGCGCCTGTAACAAGCCGTGGAACAACACCGGGGCTTGTTGACTAATCACCTTCATCACAGAAGCCATCACGTTCACATGCACTCTAGCAGCGAACTGAGACATCTTCTTCCCATCTCCTCCAAGGAACGCTTGAAGATCCTCTTCAGAGACCGGATAAGCTCTCTCAGCCAGCTGTTGCGTGAACACCTGCTCCTGTGCAGCAATCTGCTGCGCCGCGAACTCGAACGGATCAACTGCTCCGCTCGTCGTCGTGGGCAACTGGGCCGCGGCAGGTGCTCCAGCCACAGGAGCCACCGGAGCCGCGGGAACTACCGGGGCGACTGGTACTACTGCGGGCTGTTGCTGCTGACCTGCAACGGGTTGCTCAACCGCCAACTCCTGCTCTGCTCTCGGTTCCTTATCCGGGAACAGTTGGAACTCGAGCTCTTCAGGCTGTGGCTCTGAAGGCTCTTGTCCAGGCGCTGGCTGCTGAACTGGCGCTTGAGGCGCCACTTGCGGCGCTACTGCCGCAATCTCGGGAGCTGCTTCGGCGCGCGTAACTTGTCCAGTCGCAGCGTCGAACGCTTCAAATGCAAAGTCCACACTATCTGTATCATCAGGCAAATCTGCCTGCGCTGCCGGAGTCCCACGTTGCGGGCTCGCTACACTCGCCACACTCGCTGCAGGAACTGCAACCGGTAGTACTACTGGATCAGGCATTGTCTAGGTTTCCTTGTTTGAACAGATCAATCGTGCTCTGCGCTGCTTCTTTCAGATCTCTCACATGCACTAGAACTATCTGCAACCCCGCATACTCACCCCGAGTGAAGTTCAACTGAGCAGCCACCTCTGGCGTATTCGCTGCGGGGTTAAGCATCACCTCATTCATCCTGCGCTGACACTGATCTGCCACGAACGCCTCTAGTATACTCCACCCTTTGCATCTAGTCAATTCCCCTAGCCACTCCTTCTGTCGAAGGGCCTCGGAGAGGCGCTCATCACGTTGAGGAGTTCCACTCTGCCCTACCTCCCTATCATCTTCAAACCCTACCGGCGGCCGCCACTCTACCATCACATCGCTCCAATCGGTCTCTGCATCGCTTGAATCGGTTGCTGATATCCCTGCTGCGAATTACTAGGCTTCTGAGCCCCATTCGCCTTCGGCTTTCCTGCTCCCCCTAGAATAGGAACTGAGTTCCCCATCTGCGCCTGCTTCTGCAGCCACGCATCTGATCCAACCTCAATCTTAAACTGCGTTATATTCTTGATTCCAGCCAACTGTGCAACCCAACTAAATATACCTCCAAGATCATACTGCATTCCAATCTCAGGAATGGCCAGGATCGACTGGAAGAGTTCTTTCCAGAGATTCACCTGCGCAAATCGATCAATCGGAAGAGTCCCATCCACCGGAACGAAATCGTAGAACCCTGCAATCAAATCCGGCGTGACGTTCATGTAGTTCGCTCCAGCAGACTTCAACAGATCGCCGGCAATCTTAAACTGCAACTCCATATCGTAGTACTGCTGTGTATTCTGCACCAACATTCGCGACAGCGGTTCCACTCCACTAGTAGACGAGAACTCTGCCAACGTCTTCATTCGATTCACGCCAAAGCTAGTACTCGTTCTCACCTCAGTTGCAGTCTTTCTCCCTCCCGTATTGAACATCCCCATGATCTGATCATTGACACCAACTGTCCTCTCTCCTAACCCAAACATCATTTCAATATCTCTAAGATTATTCTGCGTCACATCAGTGACCTGCATCTGCTGCAGTGCAAGCCTCACATCCTGACCATAAGCACTAGGCTTCAACCTCACTACACCTCCCGGCAGTGGATCAAGTACATCCTTCATCACTATTTTGCTTGGATCAACAACATACTTATTATTGAGGGCCGCCCGAACATTGTAGAAGTGCGAATTCAACAGCCAATCAAGAGTTCTCTGAATCGGTTCAAGAGTCTCCGGAATACCCTTATTCGTCATTCCATAACCTTCAGGCTCAATCGGAATAACTGAATATGGAAACGAAGCATGGTAAGCTCCTTGAGGTTGGCACCCCAAGAGCACAGAGAAATCATCAGTCGCAGTGAAGACATACTTCTGTGGCCAATCTGAACTCCCTAACCCCCACTCATTCGGAATGATCTCCATCACAAGCTCATATCCACCTACCATTATCGGATGGCTCGGATCGCCCGCCTCATACCCATACGGACCCCAATCCGAATGCGTCTGATCAAAGACCTCTGGTCGATTAAGGTTCGGCGATCCTTCAGTCGAATAGAAGCTAGCCGAAGCCTTATCTTTTGGAATGAACTCCACATTGGTATAGTAACCAGCCTTCTTCCTCCTTATCACATCATTCCAACCAATCTTAAATCTACGTCCCGCAAACTGCCCCTTCTGAAAATCCCTCACTGGATAATGCGCATCCCAGATAAAGTCCTGAGGCTGAATATTAAAGAGTCGATTCCCAGCATACGTCCGCATCAGGATCGGCTGAGACATTGTATAGTTCATCCCAGACATCTGATCCGGCTGCTCCGGCTGCTCCTGAAAGTCCGAAATCAACTCATACCGCTCATCCCAATACACCCCAACCACACCAAACCCATACTTCAGTGCATCGTAGAGCCACGTATAGAACGGCCCGAGCATCCCCCCAACAAGCGCCTGGTAAGCAATGAGAGCCTCCATCGCTTGACTCTTCTGCATCGATTCACCATGTCGACCAGTAAACTGAAATACTGGATCTCTCGACAAGAACACCGAAGTAATATAGGTATGAGCAGAAAGCAACACTGCGTAAGAGTAGGGGACTTGAATAGTCGCATAGTCCGGCATGCCACCACGGATTGCAGCCTTTCGCTTCTTCGTCACCTCAGTGTCCGGGACAAATGCTAACGCCTTGTCTTCTGCATCTGCCCACTCCTCTAACTTATCCTGTACCTGCCGATTCCAATAATTCACCCTCTGCCGCATTTCCTGCAAGATGCGATTAGCCTTCTCCGACTTGTGCGGAATCTTCAACGTCTTATTAGGCATTAAGGTGCCCCCCGGTAGTCCAGCATAGCTGGAATCACATCCTCTAGCTCTTCAGCATAGTTATCTTCAACATCTCCCACATAGCCGTGAGAGAGTGCCTCAACTCCAACCGCGGCAGTCTCAAGTACATCCTCATGATTCTCATCCGGCATCTTCCCCGGATAGTGCAAGAACTGAGTAATCAACATCGTCTGAGTCCTACGAACAAGGAACGCATGTTCACTCGCCGGGCCTTGTAGCCCTTGATGAATCCTATCAGCCTTTGCTCTCTTATCCTTAAACTCTTCAACTACCCAATACCGAGCGCGCACTCTCATCGCTTCTCTCAACAACCAAGCCAGCGTCGCTTGATACGCTACCGCTTCAACCAACACCTTTGAGGGCCGCCACTTCGTACAAAGGCGAAAGAACTCCGACACAGTCCAACTCGGATTATGCCCACGATTAGCAGACGTTTCTAACACATAATACTTTCCCTGATATCGCCCAACAACTGAGAACGCTTCATAGTCTCCCTTCTTCATCCCCTTAGCTATCTGCATAGGCGTAGGCGGCGGCACCGGATCGAGCGCAATCACCACCTGCATTAGATGCCTCGGAGGCTCAGAGACTTTCTCCCCTTCTCCAAAATACTGAAGCCACTCCTGCTTGAAGTAACAATCTTCAGGAGTAATCAGCAAGCACTCCTTCTCCCGAGCGAAGATCGAATAACGGTTCCGTGCAATAGCCGCCTGCTTCTCTCCTCTCAAAGTCACAGAGGGATATCGAGCTGGCCAAGAGCTCTCCTGCATCTCAACATCAGTCAAGCGCTCTGTAGCTTTAGTCCAACAGCCGAACCTTGCAGACTTGAACTGCGGATCCTTTAACGCTTCAGCTGACAAATCCTCAAAGTCCTGTGGGGTATTGTTCAAGACCAACTTCGCATGTGGAGCCTCAGTCGCCGGAGCTAACGACTCCTTCAGCGCACCAAGCACTCGATTGATAATCTTCTCTCTCTGCTCCTTCGTCGCAGAGTTATCATCATCCATCACGTCATCAATGACAATCAGATCAGGCCGGTAATCGTCCAGATTAACACCACGAACAGAGCCAGTAACCCCAAGAGCCAGAACCCAAACCGGATGACCGTCAATCCCGTGAAAGAGGTTAAGAACCGAATCCGTGAACGGCGTGCCAGGTCTAATCTGGAATGCATTGGTATACGCTCTATTCGTTTCGATCTGATGCTTAAGCCAGCGTACGCTTTGCTTCGCCTTACCCTCGGAGAGACCCACATAGAGCACGGTTCGGGATAGCCCATATGCAATCCTCTTCGCGCAATAACCACGGAGAAGTGTGGTTTTCGCACCGTCGCGACAGACTTGAAGATTAACATACCGATTGGCGTCATTGTCTAGGATATCCACTATCTCAGGATGGAAGAGTGCAGGCTCCTGCCGGAAGGTCTTCGGAAAGAACGTTCTATTGAAGAACATAGAATCTACAGCACCAAGTTGAATCACTTCAGCTAAATTCGGAGACAGATCTGGATCTTCTCGAACAAACTCCAACTCTGCCGAAACCTCAACCTCACTAAGTATTGGAGGTAATCCAACTGGAACAATAATCCGCTCCGGCTTCGGCTTCATAAACTCCGGATTAATCTTAGGCGGAGCTCCAGATGGCAGATACGCTGTCACTCTACACTCACAGTTAGAGTTTGCTTCGTTCGAAGACGGACTCGATTAACTCGATTAGTCTTTTGTTGAAAGTATGAATACCAGTCTGGTTCAGTTCTATGCCTTCTTCTTCGGGAATAGATGAACAACTCCACGATGGCAAAGAGGGAGGCTTGATCGAGTTGAGAGAGCCATCCCCCAATACTTCCAATTCTTCTAATGCCTTCGAGAGATCCTCCACTTCCCTGGGCGTCCCGAGCGGCACAGAACTGATCAAAGGCACCTCGGAGCCATCTTCGAGCTGTCTCGGTCCCGCACACGATGGAAGAATCAAACACAAGGTAATCGATCCCCACAGGAAGAAGCTCGAGCTCTTCCACTCTCCACTTCTCTGCAAGCACTGTTCTAGCCACATCTTCATTCACCTCGTGGAGATCATCTACAGTCACTCCACTTCCTAAGTGCTTTGAAAGTTCAAGCAATGTAATGCCCCACTTACGAGACGCCACATTAGCTTTCTCTTCCTCCTCTAGCACCCATTCAATGCTCTTCTCCATTAGCATCCGGCCCACCATTCTCCTCCCTCAAGTCCGGAAGCAAGATTGGCCTCGTTCTTTGCTTCCCATTCAACTCTGCCGCCCGCTCCGCCTCACCACGAAGCGCAGAAGACACTGCTCTCGCAGTGTCCAAGATCTCATCCAGCTTCTCCTCCTGCTCCCTTTCACGCACTTCATGCTCCCCCTCCACGGCGTGTCCTTCTCTGGAGAACCTCAACTTGCTCACGCAATTCTCCTAGCGCAATGACCATTGACTTCGTCTGACTAACGCTCTCTTCTAAGATACTATGCCTCTTCTCTGCCATCAAATCGAACCGAACTCTAGTCGCCTCATGCCGCTCTCGCTCTTTCCTCAACTCAAGAATTAAGTACCCAACCGCAGAAGCTAGGATCGCCCCTGACGGACCGAGAAGTGGAGCCAACTTTAGCATTGCCTCCCAGATTTCCACTTATCACCCCCTTCAACTCCCGGGCACTGACTATACAAACCTCGTAGCCTTGATTGATCTTCAAGGCTCCAATTAGTGCTTCCACTCCACAAGAGTAGCGTAAAGTCTTTCGAGAATGGAATGCTTCGCACACTGCCAACATCCTCACTGCGCCGAGATCCATCTCAGTCAAGAGCGATCTATACCTTTCAATTTGAGGGAAGCAATCGTTGTTGAAAGTTCTCTTCACTTCAACACACAACACCCCGGTAGAGTTGAAGATCAAGATATCTGGCCTCGCCACTTGCTGATGAGAGCGGAGGGAGCAGATCGGAAGCTGTGCCACGCACGCCTCCGAATTCCCTTCTACAAGCGTAGTGATCTTCCTCTCGTAGAGGAGGCCCGCATTTCTCGCTACCGTATTCAAGGGATGAGTTTGCGGTGCAGAAGGCGCTCTACTCGCAGCAACGAAATCGAAGTAGAATCCATTCATGGAAGTTTCACTGCAACAGCAGCCTCCCCTTCCAGCGTATGCGCAATTCGCTTCGCCTCTTGACTTTGCGCCAACCGATCTCTAGCACTCTTCAATTCCTGTTGCGATACTACACCGAGGTAATTGTTAGTCACATTACTTCCCGGAGTGGGTTGCGTGGGCGGCTTCTTCGTCTCCCCATAGCCAAACCTCTTCATCGTCACATCAAGAATCTGAAGCCGAGTCGAAGTTGGCAGCGGCTTTTGAATTGCATCTGCAGAATCAAGGTCCTGCTGAAAGGAGTCGATTAAGCGATCAGCGAGTACTTGAGCCTTCTGCTCCACCGAGATTGACACTGCACTCGAGCGCTTAGTCCAATAATCCTGGAACGTGTCTGAACGCTGCAACGCATAAAGCCAGCCCGGACTCACATCAAACACTACCGCAGCGTCCTTCAAATACTTATCGGGGTTCGAGATCATCCAGTCCGCAAGCCGCTCATACCACCAATGTACTTTCTTCGGTCCTGGAACGAGCGGAGAGGGAGCACTCTCTAGATCAGGTGGTGCTCCCTCTTCTGCACTCAAGGTCTTTAGGAATCGATCGACTGCAAGCTCTGCTTCATTCACTTCATTCGTCGAACCCTCCGCTCCACACTCTGAGTTCGGACTAACTCCAGGAACGCCTGTGCTTCCTGCAGGTGGCGGGCCGGGCGGGCGCTCTTGCGCGAGTGTCCTTGGGAGAACAACCGCATTGCTCTGCGTTGAGCTCGCTCCGTTCGCTTCTTTGTTTGCTTGAGCCATTGCTCAGCGTACTCCAGCTCTCGAGCCTTCAGCTCGCTTGACTTGGCCGAATCGGAGTGGCTTGAGTGACTTGGGTGGTTGGGGGAGTCGGGGCGGGAAGTTTGCTCATCACGCTCCATGCAAGTCCTCCGATTGTTGCGATAGCTCCGACCACACTCTGGATTGTGGCTGCGTCGAAGTTCCCGCGCGCGAGGAGTACACCACCGAGGAGAGTTCCTAGATGGCGAATAATGCCAGTGACTTGATCTTGATTCATTCTCTAACTCCAAGAGGTAGGAGTGGAATTGGCTGAGGACTCAACTCCACTCCCTGAACGACGATAAGGGTTGAGGACTCTTTAACGCATTGGCTTCTCCATCGCTCTGATGAGACTACCGCTCTGGCACGAACGAGAAGAGCGCGGAGTTCGCACTCTTCGCGGGGTATGATGAACGCGCGCGAGGAAGGAGTCAAGTCCGATCCGCGGTTGGCCCCATTGTCCCCAAGAGGAAGGAGTGCGAGTGCTAACTTGGTGCCATTTATTTCACACTGCAAATTGCGTGCGTGGCTTCCCCCCGCAAGGCGGGGACCCCCCGCCTGGGGGCGGTGCCCCCCTCGCCCTTGCTTCCCCCCTCAATTAAACGTGAAGACCCATCACACTATCGTGATGCTGCGGTGCAACATCACAAGAATGTTACTGGACTTTTATCCCCGAGTGGCGCATACTCTACCCATGGTCAGGGATGAGCCCGGACCAAAAACGAGGAGTAGCCAAATGGCTATGACCGAGACGGCTGACACTGGCACGAACCGCAAGCTCAATCGCGTGTATCGGACACGTGAGGGCAAGGAAGTGAAGCAGATCGACGAGCATGTCGTCGCCTGCATCATCAAATCCCTTGACGGTTCCAGATCGTTGGAGATGGACATCCTTGGTCTATTTCCGGCAGGAGACCCCGGGCCATGCATGGGCATAGCTGCGGCTGCCATGGGTCTCTCTACTAGTGTCGGAAATGCCACGGCTGTGTCCAAACAGATGGGCTGGGACGTTCCACAAATGTTCCAGGCCATGCAAGAACGGTGGGACACGATCGGTGAGGGCGAATGGCGCTCTGACCGAGAGGGTGGACCGCGGACTAAGTATCTGGTCGACGCTTGGTTAGCGATGCTTTCTGCCCAGGGTTACAAACTGGCAGAGGACCTCGGTGACAAGCTGAGGGAGAAGATTGTCTCCGGTGCAGTGACCGGAAAGAGTCTTCTCGAAAAGCCGGCCTTCAGAGCGTTTTACGACGCGGAGGAGGTCAAACGTGCTCAGGTGAAAGCGGCCGCTTCAGCCGCTGCAGCGGGCGCGACGTCGATGCCAGACGGTTTGGTCCCGGAAGGCCTTCTGAAGTAGCGCAGTCCTGCTAGGTCTAGCAAGAGCCCTCGGCCTCTGGTCGGGGGCTTTTCTGCGCCAAAAGTACTCCTCTCACTTTCACGTTTAAACTTGGGCACACCGCTCCAAACTTGGGGTCCTGTTGGCGCGCTCACATTGCCCCATCCCCTTTCCGACTATTCGCCTTATCGCCTGATCGCCTGTTCTGCACCCCCCTCCCTCCCGGGGGAGAGATCGCTCGCACGTGGTGGGGCCAACACGCCGGGTGCCTTGGCGGCGCCGGGCTTGCAAATGCAAATGTGTGTGTATTATAAAAAATTTTTTTTACTACACACACTCACACCGCGCTCCGCGCACCCCACCTTCACCTCCTCTCACCCTCTCTCCCTCACTGCCCGCGGCACACCTGCGGCCCGGACGCCACGTTCATTCCGATCCGCCGCTCCCCCCTCCCCGGGGGGAGGGTCAACTAGGCGAACAGGCGATTACGCGAATGCATCCTCCTCACGTGTCTCCAAACTTGGGGCGATGTGCGCTCGCCCACACTGCCCCAAGATTCGAGCGCTCACATTCAGGCGCTCACACGTCCTCTCTGCTCACTAACATGTGGCAAACTGCTCACATCACGTGACACACTGTGTCTAAACAGCATTCAATTAATGCCCTCAAATCGCCCCATTCCCGCCGCAATTCCACCACACTTCCATGCCATACTCCCCCTGTGGGCGAGGCCTAGGCCCGAATCCTGTTGCCCTTCGGTCCTTCGCAGCCGGCCGCTTACCCCGCAGGCCTCTCGCTCACACTACTCTCGCTTAGAGGTGCCAAATGCAGCCTATTCACCACGTTGCTATCTACTACTGGCACAAGTATATGACCACAGCAGACTCCACTCTACGTCGTGCTTATGGCCAGAAATACGCAGATGCTTCTAATTGGAGTTCATACTATGACCAAAGCCGAACTGATCGCAGCTCTAGCCAATGTTCCTGACGACGGCGAAATCCTTGTCAAACCCTACTCAGGCGAGGAGTTCGAGAAAGCACCCTGGCGCTATCAAACGCGAGAAGTCAAGAATGCATACTCAGCTAACGATGATCGCTACACTCAAAGCTCCGTACTCCTAATCGAACTCAGCGATATCAGCGATAGCCCCTAACTCCCAGGCCCCGGCGCAGCTCACCGCGTTCGGGGCCACGGGCGTGCAAAGACCTCCAACCATTAGGTGTCAAATGGCTGAAGACCTCAAGCAGACTCGTAGAGTGAAGGCTCTAGTCGTCGTCGCACTAGATTTCGATTGGACACCAGCAGAAGATGACAACTTCAACCCAGAGGCTGACGTCACTACAGACAAGATCGAAGATTACTTGCATCAATGGCTCACCAACGATTTCGAGTCACTAATACAAGAGTTCGGCTTCTCCGTCGACGATGTCACCTCACTGTACTTCGAAATCAAAACGCCCACGCCTTCCACTCCCACTTCCACTCCCACTCCCACTCTCGAGTAAACCTCTGGGCCAGTTCGCTGCACACCGCGAACTGGCCTACAGGCGTGAAAGGCAGGTGAACATGTCTATCCACAACACCGAACGACCTGACTTGTGCTACTGCATCTTCTGCCGCCGCAAACGCCTCTTAGCCCACTACGGTGCTAAGCCATCGCACGAAGCTAAAGCCAAGGACTTTCTCGTAATGAACACCAAACGCTCGATGTTCATCCTCGGTCCGCGGTCGCTTCTCACCGGCGAACGAAAGGTAGTAGCTCAACTCTGAACTAAAGGAGCACAGCCCCCCAAAAGGGCTGTGCTCTTTTGCTTCAAAGGAGATCGCTCCAATGAGACTCTTCATCGTCGACTACACTCACTCCAACGGCCACCACGGCACTCGCGTAGTCCGCTCTCGCAACCACACCGCTCTCCGACACAAACTCTGGATGTGTTCATCCGCCCGCATCACCGAAGTCAAGCCCACCCGTGCCTGGCGCTGGAATCATCTCAAGTTCGAAGCAGTCTCACCTCGAACAGATTTAGTCGTTGAAGCTAAAGCGGAGCAAACCAATGCCTGAACTACGCACCCCAAAGCAAGAGGAACTCGACACTTACGCCAACACTATCGCTCGACTCGAACCCGAAGTCGCAATGATCGACGCTGGCGCATACTACGCCTCCGCCGCCATCTCACTCAAGCGCATCGCCGACTCTCTCAATCAACTCACTATGGTTCAAGAGCACCTCCTCGATCGGCTAGACAACATCAGCACTAACATCGTGAGGCGCTAATGTCTTCCGGCTTCCAACTCAAGAAGAGCGAAGCAGATGCACTCACTAAGCTTCTACCTCTCCTCGATCACCTGAGCGCCACTCTAACAGAAGAGGAATTCGCCACACTCAACCTCCTACGGGCTAGACTCAACAATCCCAAGTACTACAAACCAAGGACACCCTCCAATGCTATACATCGCAGACCTCTCTCATCACAACAGCCCGACTGACTTTTCCCAAGCCAAAGCCTGGGGAATTCACGGTATCATTCACAAGGCCACCGAAGGTCTCTCCAACACCGACCCTACCTACGCCTCTCGCCGCCAACTCGCACTAAACGCCAACCTCCTATGGGGCGCATACCACTTCTTCCGTCCATCAGACCCCATTAAGCAAGTCTCTCACTTCCTCTCTATTGCCTCTCCCGACGCCAACACCCTACTCGCACTTGACCACGAGGACTCCAACTGCTCCGCAGCCATGGCCATCACCTTCCTCAAGGAACTTGAGCAGCGCATCGGCCGCAAATGTCCACTCTACTCCGGTCACCTAATCAAGGAACAACTCCAAGATCAAGTCGACTCCTACCTACGCCAATGCCCACTCTGGCTCGCTCAATACGGCCCCACTGCCGTCCTACCCAACACTTGGAACGACTACTTCCTCTGGCAATTCACTGGCGACGGCCTCGGCCCAGGCCCTCACTCAGTCCCCGGCCTCGGAATCAACATCGACTTGAATCGCTACCAAGGGACAGAAGAACAACTCAGACTCGACTGGACTTCCTCCTCCACCTCCACCTCCACCTCAATGCAAACCTCCTTCAATCAATGGCTCCAATCTTCACTCAACCTCTTCGGAGCTCACCTCCTAGTCGACGGCCGCTTCGGCCCAGTCACTCTCCTCGCTCTCCGCACTTATCAGGCCGAACAGAACCTCCAAGTCACTGGCCACTTCGACTCTCCAACTCTCAACTCACTTCTCACTGAACTCCAACATAGGATCACCACCTCCAATGCATAAACCACCTCCAATAAACTCCCATCTCCTCTATGGCTCAAAGCTCATACCTACTTACATCGCAGACACTCCTGTCTTGGTCGTCTTCGGGCCAAAGCACATCAAGCGCATAGTCACTAACGATGATCAACTCCGCTTAATCTACCTCGAAGAGACCGAACTTCGTCAACTCGAAATACAACTCGTCGAACAGGAGGTACTTCAAGAGGCCGACTTAAGGTCAAGCACTCACCACGAGTAGAACGAGCTCTGCGCTCTATGCGCTCAGCCGGGCAGCGCACAGACATTCCCAACCCCCGGCAAAAGGAGCCTACCATGCCCTCTTACTCCTTCAAGAAGATAGTCGACTACACTCCAGATGAACTCGAGTCCGCAATCAAGGCCTCTCTCCAACACTGCGGTGAACACGGCGGCCTCGATTTCTACATCCTACTCAACGGCGTCGACGCGTACTTCGAGAAGCGGAACCGCAAGCGCCAACTTGAGACAAAGGCCAACCCCTCAAAGGTCAACCCCCCATCCGGAGCTAGCTCGTAAAGGAGCCCCTAAAGATGCCTTCTCGCCTGCCAAGCGTCACCCGCACTTCACGACCCGAGCCTCGCTGGCCTTGGCAGGCACCTACTTGCTCTGCCAACGTCGGTGAATTCACTCTCCGCTGGCGAAAGCCAGAGCAAGGCTCTCTCTGCACCAACCGCGGAATTATCTCCATCGACGGAGTTCACTTCTGCGAACGACACGCCGGCCGCTTCCTCCTCACTTGGCACTTGAAGAACGGAGTCTAATCATGGCGCTCTCAATCTCACTCTTCGATCCCCAACTCACCTACTCCCATACCCTCCAATTCTCCGACGGAGCCACTTGCGACACCCTCACCATCCAAGGCCACACTACTGACGGAGAGCCACTCACCCTCTCTTTAGACCTCCACCAACTCTCCATTCCCCACAGAGCTATACTCGCACAGCTCAACACTCCAAAGGACATCACAGCACATCTCCCAACCCTCGACCTCGCCATCGACGAGATTCCCTTCTGAACTCTATCACTCACTGGAGTCTCTCACTGGAGTCTACCACTTACTGGAGTCTACCATGCAAGTCAATTGGCGTAGCATTTGGCTCTCCCTCTACCAACTCGAACGAAAGCACATCACTCCACTTCAATGCCAACAGCACCTCCAATCCGCAGGCCTTGACCTAGAGAACTCCAACCTCCGAATAGTTGAAGTCCTGAATACTGGCTACTACACTATGACCAAGGAGCTCCTACCATGTCCTCTTCCCTCACCATCACACACCCAACTCGAGGCGAGCTCGAAGTCGAATACGACATTGAATCTGCCGATCCCGACGTCGGCATCGCCCATGCCTACGCCAACATCACCTCAGTTAGAGTTCTAGGCGACAATGCTCAAGTCACTCTCACTATGAAGGAATGCGAATGGCTTCAAGAGAAATGCGATGAAGCCATCTACGACAACGAGGGAGACAACTACGATCTCGATCGCACCTAGAGGAACCGAGCAAATGAAGGGCCTCGTCCTTGAAGTCCACGATTGCCGCTGCACTTGCGGCAACAAATGGACCAACTCACGAGTGATCGCAATGGACTCCGACGGCGGCTACGGAGGTACTCCAAGTCCAAGAGACGAGGCGCACCTCCCACTCGCTTACATCTTCTCAACCCCTCGTGATCACTCCCTCTGCTTCCGCTGCGGCCCAATCGGCTACCGCCCCAAGCTCCAAGTCCCAGAGACACCTCCACTCCCACCCCCAACCCCAGAACCAGACTTCGATCCTCTTGCAGTAATAGATGAACTTCGCATGGAGAAACTCTAATGCGCAAAGGCAGCAGGAAGAAACTCCTACCCAAACCCAATCATCCAATCCAAGGCATCTCTTGGAGAGCGAAGCAACTCTTCGAACAGGAATACGCCGCTTGGGATGCTCTCCCTGCTGACTTCAAAACCCAACTCGACTTGGAACGATATCACGAACCTCCACTCGCCCTCGGTATCAAGCAAACACTCCGCAACAATCCTCACTTCAACATCTACCTTCTCCCCCGCCTCTACTTAATCGAATCGAAGAAGATGGCAGAACGTGATCTAAAGCTCGCCACTACTCCGAAAGAACCCAAGGACCCGACAAAATGATAACTGGACACACAATACTCCTCCTCCTCCTCTTCATCCTTTCCCTCGCTGCCTTCGCTCAATGCCTAGTCCTCCAAAGTCCATTCATCGCTGCACTCTTCTTCTTCTTCACCCTCTGGCTCTTCATCGAGCTAGTCCTCGACTTCCACTACCTCGCTACTCGCACTCCAAAGGATGATCATGACTCGCACTAATAGACTCCAAACCCCTGCTGACCTAGAAGCTGATCAACTCTCCCGACGCTTCCTTGAGATCTTCAAGGCCGGCTCTCTCGGCGAACTCAAACTCGGCCCACTTCCAAAGGCCACCTGCACCTCTCTCCGCCACCGCCTCTACCGTTTCCGTCGAAAGATGCACGAAGTCCACCATCCCGACCTCATGGCCGCGGAAGCTTGCACGATCGAGATAAAGCTCGAACCAGATGGAATCAACTTCCACCTCCTAATCTACCCCACTCTAATGCAGCTCGAAACTGCCTTAAAGAATGCAGGCCTTTCCGCCGGCGAACCCCCTCCTCTAGATGAAGAGGGATAGCAGGTGTTGATCACTTGGGGCCATTTGCTCGCGAAAATTTGTAGCGCTCAGCCCCTTGCCCTATGCCCCAACATATGCCATACTCCCCTCTCGCGGCCCACCCAATCCCCGCAGGCTGGATGTTCCGCGAAGCCCCAGGGGACGGATCCTACGCAGTCCGGATCCCCTGGGGTCCCACTACCACCTCCGAGGCCACCAATCAATGGCTAAGAACCACACCGCCACCGTACCCTGGAAGGTCCACGTACCTCAAGATCTCGCACTCCGAATTGAATCTCGCTTCTACGATTCAGAGAAGCGCAAGCCTCGTTACGGGCAGCGCAACGCTCTCATCGTCGCACTTCTCCAACAGTGGGACCTGAAAACAGACCTTCCCGACTGGTATAATAAGCCCGCCCCCGCTCTCACTCCCCTAATCCTACCAAACCTAGAGGGAACCGAAGCCTAATGTCAGTCGAACGTCCTGCACTTGAGATCACCGAATCGGACCCGATCAAGCTCGACAATCGGCTCCGTGAACTACAAGCTGCACAGCTCCGCCGCAAAATCCAAGGCCTTCAGATTCCCGAAGGGACTTCGCAAGGCGAGGCCGACCGCCTCCGCCGTGAGTGGAATTCGAGCTACGCTCTCGAAATTAAGGAAATGATCGGAATCACCATGAAGCTCCGGCGCACCTCAGCCGGCCCCGCCGCTAAAGGCGGCAAACGCGCCAAGCGCGCTCCCCTAGACATGGATGCAGTGATCATGGACATGGGGTTAGAAAAAGCATGAACACCAAAACCTATTGGAGTAGGTCTCGCGTTGCGGCGGTCATCCTGCTCCGATCGTCCAGGAGGAAACTAACCCTCCTGGACGCAATTTCCTTCACTGGCCACGGGGGGAGCAGGGCCAGTGACTGTATCTTCACTGCTCCGATAAGTAGGAGAAGCAACATGAAGACCCTCTACTCGAGCCTAGCAGCACTGGCACTCTCTGCCATGCTCGCCACCCCCGCCGATGCCACTGGCGTCACTGGCGGTCGCTGCTACGTTGAAGCCAGCGTTAGCGCCGGCGCCGCCTTCAACACTCTCTCCATCGCAAAAGAGGACTTCGATCTCGGAGCTCAAGGCTACGGAGTTGCACCGGGTATCGGCTGCGACCTACTCCTGAATCCTTTCTTCATCGGGATTCTCTATCGCTACGACTTCACCTCTATCAAGGGCTCAGCTGCTGATCTCACCTCCTTCAATCTCACTTCCCTCTCCACTCCAGCAGTACGCCTCGGAGTCAACATCACTCCCTCTACTGCACTCTACGGCATCGCGGGCTACACTTTCGCTCGTCAGAAAGATGAGAAGTTCGTTCTCGCCTCAAGCTCCTTCTCCGGCTACATGGTCGGTGGAGGCCTCGAACAACAACTCAATCCCAACCTCTCAATCAAATTTGAATACAACTTCAATCGCTTCGATCACGAAGACCTCACCTTCCTCGACAACGAGGTGAAGATTCCAGCATCGCAAGGCCCCGACATTCACGTCTTCCGCATCGGCCTCGCCTACACCTGGGGTGGTACCTCCTACTCTCAGCCCAACTTCAATACCACTTACCGCCCCTTGAAGTAGTTCTAAAGACCCCAAGGAGGCAGGCTCAGGTCTGCCTCCCACCGCAACTCGGAGTCTCAATGACCTCAATCGCAGACCTCCAACTCCCTCACTATCTCGACTCCTCCTGGCTTACCGCCTGGCGCGCCTGCAAACGGAAACACTTCTGGTCCGCCCTTATAGGAATCTATCCCTCCGGCCAATCTGTACATCTAATCGCCGGCGCTGCAATCGCTTCAGGCATGGAATATGTTAGAAAGGCAGTCTTTGACCCACTCAATTCCGGAACTCGCTTCTCTCATGAGGAGCTTATGGAATTCGCCATGTCCGGCTTCGTACAGGAATGGGGCTCCTACACTGCTCCTCAAGGTCACGCGAAATCGTTCCACAATACTTTCGCCGCACTGGACGACTACATTCGACGATACAATCCCTACGATGACGTGGTCCAGCCCTTCCGCCGCCCCAACGGCGAAGCCGCGATCGAATACAAATTCTCAATACCTCTCGACATCAAACACCCCGACTCCGGAGATCCAATCTGCTTCGTCGGTAGATTCGATATGCTCGGAGTCTACGACCACCCTGGAGGCCAGATCAATGTCCTCGTTGATGAAAAGTCAACTGCCTCAATCGGCTCTTACTGGGCTTCTCAGTGGGCGCTACGAGGCCAATTTCTTGGCTACTGTTGGGCCTGCCAGCAACAAGGAATCTACGTTTCCACTGCGTGCGTCCGCGGAATCGCAATTCAAAAGACCCAGTTCGTCTGCGCCACCGCTCTTCCCGAATACCCACAATGGCTCATCGACCGCTGGTATCGAGAGATGTACCGTGACATGGAAGGAATCGTACGAGCTTACGTGGCCATCAAAAGACGAGTCCAAACATCTGAAGAAGAACTTGATCAAGCTCTGGAATATTTTCTACCCCTCAATCTTGGTGACGCGTGCTCATCCTACGGCGGCTGCGCGTTTCAAACACTTTGCGAAACAAATGACCCTTGGCGCTACACCTCCAACTACATAAGGCATCGTTGGGACCCACTGAAGAAGCAACCAGTAGAGGAAATCGCAAATGAAAGCATTTGAACGAATCTCTGCTCGAGTCTTGGGGCAATGTGTTTCCGCACACAAGGCCCCAATTAGACCTCTCACACTCGAAATCGAAATCGTGCGTCAAGCACTCCTCCAAGCCGTCTACTACTGTCCCGCCTCGCACAAAGAGATCTGCAACACCGCTCTTGAGATGTGGGTAGACTACTGCTGCAACCAAGGAGACGCCAATGCCAAGAGGAACGAAAGTAGACAACATGTACCGGGATCTCCGGGAGAAAGGCTTAACCAAGGAGTCCAGCGCGCGCATTGCACAGAGCAAAACAGGCCAGGCTCTAGCTACGGGTCGGCCCCCCAAACACCCCAGTCGCCCGCAACCCCGAAAGCGCAAGTAGAGGAGGACAAACGCTTCGCTTGGTGGGATCAACCAACCCTCCAGCAGGACGTTCGCTTCATCGGACCTGGAAAGGTCTTCATCATCGACTAGGAGCAACTAGGAGCAATTCCAATGGCCAAATCTCATCCAGGCTTCAAAGCAGTCCAGAGCAAGATCCAATCCGAAGGCTACTCGAAGAGAGCCGCTGGCGCAATCCTCGCCAACAAGACCCGGAACGCATCTGCAAGCGCTAAGCGCTCCAATCCTCGCCTGAAGCGCGTGAAGGGCTAAACTCCATCCACCAGCCAACTCGGGGGGCGCAACAATGAGGGACACAGAAATGTTCACTAGAGAACAACCCCGGCGATTTGCTGCGCTCCGCGAGCTAATCTCCAACACGAAGAACTCCGAAGCCTTAGCGCAAATCCCAGATCGACTCGAATCAATCTTCACCCACTTCGACTCAGTCGAGCTCGCGACTAAATTCCGCTCCGATATCCACCTCCTCCTAACGGGCTCTTGCGCTCTTGCAGAGGCTCTGGCCGACAACACCTACCCCGCTGATGTAGCCCAACACGAGGTCTCCACTCTCCTCAACGTCTTAGCCCGCATCAACGGCCACCTCGCTGATCGTCCGTGCCTCAATGGCTACGCAGTCTTCTTCCCTCAAACCGCAACTGTCATGTCGCAATTCTTCTCTTCCCGCAGCGAAGCTGAAGCTCACCTCTCTCGCTTGATTCAACTCGGAGTCTCAGAACAGTGCTACGTCGCTCCAGCCAAGCTCATCTCTCAACACGTAGTCCAACCACGCTACCGTGCTATCGAGTCCCGCTTTCCACCAATCACAGATCAACCTCGGGACTCGGAAGTCTTGGTGGAGAACGCTCCTCCCACAGAGGCTGAGAGTATTAAAGCCGAAGCCCACAAGATCGCCATAACTCTCCCACAATAGGCCCCGCAATGGTTCAACAGAAGACTCCCACTCCCACTACGCCCACTTCCCCTCTCAACCCCCCTGTTAAGGTGGCTGGAGTCATCTCCTCTGGTCCCAACGTCCCCACCCACG